TAGTGGATATGTTCTCGGCATTGCATCGCAGATGGGTTTAAATATTCGTTGGGGCGGAGACTGGGATCAGGATACCCATACTAAAGATAATAAATTTGACGACTTAGTACATTTTGAGATAAAGAAATAATGCCTAAACAGTTTAAAAATTATACACGTTTTGATGGCGGTTTAAATACTAAATACAATTCTCGTACTATAAGAGATAATGAATTAGCTCAAGCTAATAATGTTATTGTAGACGAATTTGGTGTAGTAAAAAGTTGTGGAAAAGCAACTGATAATACAGATAATTATACAGTTCCAAGTGTTACTGCGCAATGTGGTGATAAAACTGGTTTATTTCAAATGACCGTTGATAAAAATGCGGCTGGAACTGATGGTGCTTATGTTAAAACTTTTGTAGGAGATGCTGATGATGCTTCGGCTGGTAATGTCCATGTTGATGTTGCTTATGATGGTGGCTCTTGGACAGCTGGTGCAATTGACCTTGGAACTAATACTGGAGGTAATCAGGGGCGAGTTATCTTTCATACTGCAAATGGAGCTGTAAGGGCATGTGATACAAATATTGCTAATACTGCAACTAAAGTAAAATGGTATGGATATGTAAATAGAACTTCGGGGGTAAGGCATTTAGAGTCTACGCAACATTGGACATCAATGGATGCATATTTAGCTCCACCTACTTATGGTGCAGTAGCAAAAAATCTTGGAGCTTACGTTGCAAATGACGTTACTGGTAGTTCGTCTGCTACAACATTACATTCTCAGCATACCGATTCATTTGAACATCTTGGAACAGATGACCTTGATGGTCATCTTGTAGCCGATTTAACAGATGAAGGGTATGGTACTATAACTGACGTAAATGGTCATGAGCAAATAACTTTTACCACACTTACAAATAGTGCAAACTTTGATGTAAATAATCATTATTGCGTAGCTCCTCCACGAGGAACTGGATTCAATATATCTGTAGATACATTTACTGACAGCGAGAATGAATTTACTGCTGGTAAATATGAGTTTGCTACAACTTTTATATATGATGGAAATCAAGAATCGCTTCCATTTAAATGTAAAGGTCATGTAGTATTGCCAAATAACGGAGCTCCAAATGATGTATCGGTTCATTTCTCAAATAAAGCTGGAAATACAGGAGATACTTATAACCAAAGAATAACTGGAGGAAGGGTTTACTGGAGACAGAATGATGAAATAGACGAGCCAGGTGCAGAGATTCAGCCATGGACTTTATTTTTGGATATTAGCTTTGCTGAGGGAGTAAGGTCTTCTCTTTTAACAGATTATATAACTTGGAAAACAGATGGATCACCATCTCAGCAGTGGCAAGGATTTGTGAATGGAGAAGATATGGGTTCTTGGGGAATTGGAGCGATAAACTCAATGCTTACAGATACATGGGAATCTTTAAATGGATACTCTCAAAATGTAAAATATAATTCTATTGGACAAGCAGGCGAAAAATACCAAACATCTGTTGTTGCGAATGGACGAACATTTATAGGTAATGTTAAAAGAAAACTAGATGATGGTGTATTAACAAAGCAAGAAGATAGCATATATTATAGTGAAGTTGGAAGACCAGACGTTATACCATTAACTAATTATTTACAACTTGGTATAAACGATGGTGAATCTATTGTTAAACTAGAAGAATTTGCTGATAGATTGTTTGTATTTAAACAGAAGACCTTATATATAATTAATATAAGCGGAGGATCAGATACCCAATGGTTTGTAGAAGATCAACATAAAAATAAAGGTGTTCTTTCACATGCTGCTGTTACCAAGACGGAAGATGGTATTGTTTGGGCAAATAAAAATGGTCTTTATTTTTACGATGGAAGTAAAGTTGTTAATCTACAAACTAAAATATTGGAGAAGGAGTGGAGTGATTTTGTAACTGCTGGGACGCTTATAGGATATGAACCAACCCATAAACATGTGGTAGTTATAAGAGCGCATTCAAATGGATATGGATGGTCTGTCGGAATTCAAGGCGATTCTTATGTATATAGTTTTATAACAAATAGTTTTACATTTGTAGAAGATTTAGTAGATACTGCTGGTATGTCAAATATAATAGTTGATGCATATAACAATATGACACTAATGCATGGAACTGATGAATTAGAATCATATGATGGAGAGCCAGATGCTGGAACTACTTTTGATATTAAACTGAAAGATGATGATTTTGGATTGCCAAATATTGTTAAGAAAATTTATGGAGTTACAGTTGAATACGCAAGCGATAATACCAATAGTAATGGAATTAAGTATTTTTATACCGATGATAGCGGGACTAAACAAGGTACGGCGAATGCAGGAGATTTAGCAGATACAAATAACGATTTAGATGTAAATAGAGTTACATTTGGCACACCATTATTAGCATCTTCTTTTCAGGTACAATTAGATATGGATGGAGACAGTGTTCAAAAAATAAATAACGTAGGGGTTGAATATAGACCTATACGGAAGAGAATTACTTAATGGCTTACGATAGAGAAAAAAGAACTGTGATGAACTCAAAGGGCGCTAAAACTGTTTTCTCGACAGGTATACCTGCCACGGGAACTGGAAACAATGGAGAAGAAAGAATTATTAAAGCACCAAATGGAAAGCTTAGACTTTACAGAAAAGAACTTGGGGCTTGGTATTATATAGAATTTATAAGGAGTTAGTATGTTAGAAGAATTACTTGCACAAATACAAGCACAGACGTCATCTGGGATGAGTGAGACTGGATTAGAGCTTACAAAAACTGCGGAAGGGGAACAATCTGCTTTGAGAAAATATTTTAATCTTATCAGGGAAACTGGTTCGGAAGCTGAGACTGAAGATATTGGAAGGAAGAGAAGAAGAAGTAAGTTTAGACTTGGAGGAAGTCTATTGGGAGCAATTGCCCTTACCGCTCTTACTGGTGGAGCAAGTGCTCCACATCTAGCTGCCAGGTTAGCTGCAGGTGCTGGCGGAGGAAGTTTGCTTGGCTCTAAATACGCTCAATCAACGCAACCTGGAGGATGGAGACTAAAAGGTGTAGCTGGGTTAGCACCAACTGGAATGTTTTTTGGTGCAGGAAGAGAAAAAGCTGGCGGTGAGGCAAGGGATTTACAAAGATATCTAACAGAAGCTAATAAATCATTTGATGAGGCTCAATATGCTAATGCACTAACAGATGCAATGAGTGCATATAAACTTGCAACACTTCCAAAATTTGGAAATTTATTTAAAGGTAAAATTCCAGGTGAGATTATAGACGATGTACCGACAGACTACTCCACAGAATTTTTAGATTTAGGATAATAATATGAACGAACAACAACAACAACAATTACAAGCACTTCTCGGACAAGCTGGTTTAGGCGATATGTCTAAATATTTTACTGGAGATGTTGGCAGTCTTATAAGTACTCTTGGTTTTACAAACCAAAGACAAAAAGAACAATTTTCAAAGTTTTTTCAAGGATTTGATCCTACTAAATATTTACAAGCTGAAGAAGAGGTGGGTGCCAGATATGGGCAACAAACTAGTATGGTTGGCGACAGGCTTTCTGATGCTCTTGAAAAAATTAAGTCTCAGGTTGGAACTGGATATGAAAGTTTAACGGAAAAAGGATTTCAAACAGAACAGAAAATAGGCGAAATGCAGGCAAGGGGTGGATTTGATAAAACTGGGATTGGCGGAAAAGTAAGAAGAAAAGCAGCCATTGGTAGAGAGCAATCTCTTAGGGATATATTAGAACAAGCTACCACTGGTACTGGTACAGCGCAAAGACAATATGCAAGCGGAATGTTAGGTGCGGAAAAACAACGCGGAGCTGGAATGGGTTCTATTTACGCAGCATTGCAAAGTTGGCTTAATAAGACTCTTGGCAGAGGTGAGAATATTTTTGCACTCGACCCTAACCAATATCAATATACTCCAGGAGATCCAGGTGGAGGTCTTCCAATAACGCAACAAGATAAGCTAGTATAAAGAAAGAATTTAGGAAGTAAACTATGGCTAACGGTCGAAGATTCAATTACGAAAGTCCTCTTGATAGGCTTTTAAATTACACTATACCTACTATGATAGGCGAGGAGAGAACTCGTCAA